GTAGGATTTTCACTATTATTAATGTATTATTTAATTTATATTTGTTTTATATTAAAACTATTTTAATTATGCCTGTTAGGTTTGTTAATACTATTATTTTAATGGTTATAGTTTCTTATATTTATTTAAATAATTATTTATCGGCTTATCCAACATGGGAGCCGTATGGTATCGACAACTCCGTTTTTGTAAAGTTTGTTTGGAGATTTGTCGGATTTGTATTTAAAGTATGCCAGTCACCTTGGAAATTAAGTTTAAACGACTGGATATTTGAGTTCTTATTATCTATATTAATTTTATTATTTAATAATAAGAGAGCATCGTCGATTATAACATTTATAAGTAGAATTAAAGACAATGCTATTAATTTTTTAAGAGTAAGTAATGTGGACAACACGGTTGTACAGAAATCCGATGTTATACCACCTAAAAATAATAATAATAATAATAATAATAATAATAATTATATTAATAATAAAAATACTAAGGTCGAGCACCAACCAACTGAGGAAATCACTATTGATGATTCCATTCAGAAGGTGATGCACACATTAATTAGATATTTATGTATTATTATAGGGTTTATAGCACTATGCTCATGTTTTAAAAATGAGATAGTTGCATTATTATATGTATTATATAGATTCTTTTATGGAGTTGTATTTAATATTAAATTTGTACAAAGTATAGGTGCTATTAGTGGTCGCAATGTCATTCTTGACACTTCCATTGATGGTTTTGGTTTTATTTTAAGTATGTATACATTACATAAATCTTTAAAAATATTATTAAAAGCACGATCTAATTATTATGATCGTTGCTCGATTAGCATGCGTCAACAACGACGTGTTGCTAAACAAATGCGAAGAGTTATTTATAAAACATGTATTCAACCCGAGTATTTAAAAAATAATCAATTTTCTATATCATCCAACACCACCATTATAACCCGACCCCGGGGGGTGGCGCTACAAGATCTTATGGGACGATGCACCGAAGCACGTTTCAAAGAACTTTTGGAGTCTGGTTGCGATATGCGCAAACAACTTGCCGCAGTTCAATGCGCACCAGAATTAAGGGGAGACGAAACTTTATTTCAATGTACTAATTATCACGTATGTCCTTTATGCAACGCAATAGCATTTAAGAGACAAGGCGCTGATGTACCTTTACCAACTTATAAAGCTTTAAACAAATTCCAGTTGTTTTTAAAGGAAGTTTGGTATCCCAAAATCGATAATATTATATTAAATTTTAAATATTCTTATGAGGCATGGTATAACCACCTCAATAACAAACAGAGAGCTGCCATTGACGAGTGTCAAACTAACGTCGATTCAATGGTAGGCACTACTAAAGATAAGAAATTAATTAAATTATTAAGGAGTTATAAAAACTTCGTCAAGAGTGAACTTCAAACTCAAGGCGGAGGCGATGATAAAGCTAGGTGCATTTGTGGCCCTTCAACTTATAAGAAGATGGTCGCAGGCCCTATTGTATGGGAGCTTGAACGAATATTCAAGAAAAATATCGAGGAATACGTATCAGGTAAGAATTATAAAGAAAAAGGTTTTGATTTGGGTAAGATCGCTGAAAAATTAGGCGATGATTGTATTAAGTTGGACGGCGATGGCAAAGCATTCGATTCGTGCCAACATATATATAATAGGCAACTTGTCGACAAATATATATACGACAAGACCTTCGAACACATTAATAAAACTGGTCAAGTTCTCAGATTTCCAATGGAACACAGTAGAATTGCATTAACCGAGTTTCTCTCTGAAATAGAAACTGGAGTATTCGAAAAAGAAAGTAAATTATTTAAACCAACTTTCAAAATGATACAAAAAGGACGTCTTAATTCAGGCGATCCAGACACTTCATTTTCTAACACAATGAGGATGTCATGTTATATTACTTTTGTTGCTTGGTGTGCCAATTTAGACACCAAAGATTTTAGTGCTCGTTGTGCTGGTGACGACAACAGCTTATATATCAGAAAAACCGTCTTTGACCAAAAGAAAGCGGAAATAATAGCAGCATATAAAGAAGTATTTACTCCTACCATGGAAACTAAATCCCATGGATTAGGACAAGTTTTGAAATTTTTAAAGAAAGGACCTATAGAATTAGGTGATTTTTGCTCCACCAGTTGCTTTAAAACTGAAAGAGGGGGCAAGACACACTATAGAGTTCTTAGACACCTAGAGAAATTTGTAAAGGGGTTTAGTTATAAAGCAACTTCATGCACACTAACCCCTGAAGAATGGAATTATGCCACTGGACAATGCGATTTACAGTGGGCAAAGGGACTTCCAATATTCGAGAAGCTATGCAATTGGAAAATGTCTCACGGAGTACCACCTAATAAAGATAAATGTAAAAGTATAAGGCGACAAGCCCAAAAAACTTTAAGACCATCCATGCCAGTAGACCAAGAAGTACTGGACCACATTGATGAGTTTAAACTGGAACATGCTAGTGAGGTACCACATTTCATTAACAAAATGGATCGAGATTACTTTTATAAAGTAAGTGCCATGGTGTCAGACAATGAATCACAAGATTATGAGAATTGTCTTAGTTGGTTAAATATTAATTATGATATAACTCGGGAGGAGGTCGCAGATTTAGAAAATTTGATTGATCAAACCGATTTCCGAGATTTTAATGTTGTTCATCCTGTTTTTGCCAAGTTGCTTAAAGGCACAGAACAGGAAGATTTAATTAAATTATTTTAAATAAATACA